TTGTAGAAGAAGCTCAGATACACCGGCAACGGCTCTTTCTTGCCGTCGGAGTTGGTGCGGAACGTGGGTCTGCTGCGCAAGTCTGCATTCTTCTGAAGTATGTATTTGTCAACGATCCTGACGACAATGCGGTCTGAATCACGGGTTACACTCGCGCAGTTCCCTTTCTTTGTCAGGACGTTGTTATTGACCCAAAGCCATTTGTTGCCGACAAGGAAGAACACGGCCTCGTTGGAGGTGTCCCACTTTTCCATACCCATAGAGAATGTCGGGTTGCTCAAATAACCTTTGTCTGCCACAAAGTCCTGGCGCACCGCTTCGATGGAACTTGTGATTCGACCCTCGACTATTTCAAACTTCGTCTTTATATCCTCACCTGTAACCAACAGAAACGTGCCTCGCAGATATGCGTTGTCACTGTACACGCCGTTGCCGTGGGGCTGATTGTCTGCCGGAAACCAGTCGTCGGTAATGCCGTCAAGGTTGCCGAACCGGGCGCGCAGACAGCCGGAGAAATTCTTGTCGCGGACACCATCAAGGACATCGATGCGGGGCTGACCATCCTCGGTTGCCGATATGAGTATGAGGTTTTGGCGCTTCGAATCAACGGTGTTACCCATCAGCACACATTCGTCACCCGGCATCGGCTCACAGCCGGCAAATTCCGTCGCCGGAATCACAACCGTGTCACCGTTTACATCGGCTATCTCCACCCAGTAGTCTTTGCTGCCGCCGGTAAAGGTCTTGCAGCGCATGAGGTCGTGGGCGACGAAGGTATTCTCCTGCTCGAATGTGATTATATAATGGCCGTTGACATTCTGAACTTCTTTTATTTTGCCGTTGGCCGCCGACACGCATATCTGGCCGCCTACGCTCCGGATCTTCTCGACGAGCAGCTCGAATACTGTCATGATCTGACGCACGGTAAGCTTGTCGACCGTCATGTGCGACAGCCCGTTCTCGAGCCATATACGCCAACCCTCTCCGGCGAAGCCGTCTACGAATTTCGGACTGCTCAACAGGGCGCGCACAAGAAGCGTGAGCAGTTCGGCGTTGCCGTCACCGTCAATGGTGCCTCCCTGTGTGCCGGGAATGAAATTGCCGGCATCTATACCTTCGTCGAAGATGATTTTCTTTTTGGCCCGATCTGGAGTATTCTTACTGATAAACTCGCGTTGACTACGCCGGGCCGAGAATAGATTGTTGTCCGTCGGGGCCGTTCTGTCCCATGTGCGTATAATGTCGGGCAAGGATATCGACGCACCGATGGACTGCGCGTAACTCCTGGCCGCGCTTATATCATCGGTCATCTTGGCCTTGGAGGTACGACTGAGCGCATCGCCTATCTCGATGTCCATCTGAGAAGGGAGATTGACCTTTCGGGTTATCTTTGTGATGCGGCTGTCGCGGTAGCCGGTGCCTGGAAAATACTTGTCGCTCTCGAGGCGGATCCTGCGGCCGATGAAGAGATCGGCCTGCTGTTCCTCTATCCATACATGGTCAGTCGGAGCCTTGAACACGGATATATCAAGCGCATGGTCTGAATTATATTTGTTGACCGCTGTCAGGAATTCCTCTTCGGCAAGCCCGTAGTATTCATCGGGCATGCGCAGGTTCCAAAGTATGTATCTGTCACCGGTCTTGGGTATAAGGCTTCCGCCGGGAAGCTGTATGTCGTTGTCATAAGGCCAGATTGTGATTATCTCAAACTCGCGGGTATCGGCATTGTAGTTGACCTCGAAATAATATGTACCGTCCTCTTCGTCGCCAAGTCCGGCAAGTTCGCTCCCTTCCTGGAATGACACACGCTTTACAAGACTGCCTATCTCATAGTCGTTGGGATTGAATGGAAGACTGTTGTCACGGAAGTAGTAGATGGTGAAATCATTCCCGTCCGCACCCTTCTTCACCTCGGATCGGACACTGCTGACCGTGCCGGTGCGCCGAGGATAGATGTCTGCGAAGGCATCGCCCTCGTAATGGTCGACCCTTCCATATTTGTCGGCGTTGACCTCGACGTATCTCTGGCCGTCGGGGAGTTGTAGCCGGGTATGGCCGTATTTCTCCGGATCAATATTGCGGCTACTACCCACGGGCCACAGACGTGTGTAGAATTTCACATTGTCAGCCTTGCCGGGATTAATGGATGTCAGCCCGTTGTTGTAGCCGAGAGTTATGGGTTCGCCGTGCTCGCAACGGCACACGTTGACGGTCTGCCCTTCCGTCCAGTATTCAGCTCCGACTTTCTCGGCTATCTCACGCAGAGCCTCGTCACAGTATTTGCCAAAGTAGTCGATGACGATATTCTCGGTACCATCGACCTGCCCGACTTTCCAGTCAGTGGTATTGTCCCACCCGTCGTTCATACATTTCACTATCATGGCGACATGCTCCCGAGGCGGTGCCGTGAGCGTGAACACCGGGTCGTTCTCGTCATCGACGGTCTTTATAACAAGTATATTCCGGAGCAGGCTCTCGATGCCGTATAACTTGAGGTCGTATTTCCACTCCTTTGTCGATACTTGCTTGGGACGGTACTGTTCGGTAAGCCAATAGCGCTCCCCCTCGAAGTCAACGTAATCGTCGACATCGAGTTCCACATGCTCGTAAAGCGAGAAGGAGAGTGTCAGAACATTGTCGCCCTGTATCTCCTTTGCCTGTGTGGAGCTGTCATTGGGTGCGAGTTCCGCTCGGGGATTGCCCGCCCTGTCGTATATTGTCAGAACCATGTTTGAACGGTGTTATAATGCGGTTAGAATGACGGTTCAGGCTCCCTGAAGGTAACCTTGAAACGACTGGCCTGCACCCCCTCTTTCCAAAGGCACGAAAGCGGTTTGTAGGCTGTACTGCTGACATAGAACACACGCATGGTCAGGTCGAGCTGTCGGAAACGTATTGTCAGCCACCCATCCTTTCCCTGCTTAAGCATGGCGATGAATGCCCGGTAACGCTCAAGCCATTCGGCGACCGTCGGAGCAAATATGGCAAAGTGCAGGGTGACGTCACGCTCCTCATCCCTTACATCGAGTTTTGCCGAGTAGCGTGAGCCGTCGCGTTCGCGTATATTGACGCCCACATGGCTTTTTACCTTTGCCGGTGTCATTATAGCAGTGAGGTTCTCCCGACCGCCGCGCTTCTCTTCTGTGAGGAATGCGCCGTACTCTTTCCAAATGTCGGTGCCGTTTATCGTAACAAGTCCTTCCAGTGCATCCATGTCAGAGTGTCTTTAGTCCGTCTCGAATAATCTGTATTATCAAATCCTTTATCTCGTATGCCGTTGCGGCGTTTGATCGGGTGCTTTCCGCAATCCTGGAAAGGAGGCTTTCCGCCCGGCTCATTTTCTCGGTCACATCATCTATCTTGGCATCGATAGAGGTGACATGCCCCTGTACGGAGGTGAACAGCCCCTCGAGCTTGGTGCCCTGATCCTGAGACATGGCGAGAAAACCTCCGGCCTTGCCGCTTTGGGAGAACCCTTCTGCATTGCGTATATCGATGCCGTACTTGTCGAACATACCGACGACAGTCTCGAGGATTCCCTCAAGTGTGGGAATGTTGCTTCCATAACGATCTATGAGTCCGCCGGTGAGTTTGGCCACTTCTCCCATCAGCTCCTGTTCGCTTATCTTGCCTTCTGCATATTTCTCATATATGGCCGCTATGTCGTCGCTGAACGTGCCTATGACTTTATCGAGAACTATTGTCCTAAGCATATCGGACACGATGTCACGAAAGGTGCCGGAAGCGTATTCCTTGAAAGAGTCGAGCGCGTCCTTGCCGTTGTCGAGCCAGTCCCAAAGACTGTCGACGAAGTTGTCGACAAGCGGCTCATACATGGAACTGACATATTCATGGAGGTTTTGTATATACTCATCATATTTCTCTCGGAGCTCAATCAACGCCTCAAGAGTTTCGCGGGTCTGACCTACGAGTTTGTTTCCATAATTGTCGAGTATGGACCGGGCAAGTTCCTTATCTATCAGCCCCTTCTCGTCAAACAGTTCCCCGAGGCCGTTGTTACGTGCCCAGGATACAAGATCTTCGGTCTTTTGGGAATGACCGCCTATGCCGGTGCCAAGGAAACCGCTACTCTTTTTACGTGTTTCTATGCGGAGATTGTTTATCGCCGCTGTCTGACCTTCCTTATAACTACCCTGGCCCCAGAGGTCGCGCCATTCGTCCCACCATCCGAGAATGGAGAGGTTAGCCATTACCCAATTGAAAGCTCCTGTCAGCCACCCCCCGCCGCTTTCATTACGATACACTGCCTGTGACTCAGACGCTTTCTTGACATAGGCAGCATAAACCTCATCGTGGTATTCTCGCCACTTTCTAAGGTTCTGCATCCCATCCTCGGCAAACCATGCATCCTCTTCCTGTCGTGCCTCGAGCAACGCAAGCCGGTATTGGCTTACAGCATCGGTAAGCGCATTGATTTCCTTAACTTTCTCGGCGTATGCCTCATATTCCTTGAATGCCTTGTTGTTGCCCAGCTCACTGATCTTCTGCAGGAGCTGCACGGCTGTGGACACGATGGTCAATATAATAGATGCTTTTTCAACTGCCGAAACAGCCTCGACACCGACCTTCTGCACCGTGGCAATCCCGTTAATGGTGTCCGTGATGAAGGTACCCACATCGAATATCAGACCGATTATCTCTCCGGCGGTTCCGCCGATGGCATCACCGACCCCTTTGATGGCTTCGGCAAGCTGTGACACTTTGTCCTTAGCCTCTTTTTCGGCCTTTATGAAGTTATTGCCCGCTTTGGTATGCCGGTCTTTGGCCTCGGTATATTTTTTCAGAGCCTCAGCCATACTCAGATAGGTGGCGACTATTACCGGTTTGCCGTTTGCATCGACGCCTTCGGATTTAAACCCGGTAAATATCCGACCGCCATTGGTTACTGTGTCGAGCTGCTTTTTGGCGGTTGCGAGTTCCCGCTGAGCCACAGACAACTCCTCCGCCCTCTTCGACAGTGTGCCAAACGGGTCTCGACTGTCAAGTTCGTCCATGATTTCGCGGATAGTGGTGGTGTACTCTCGTAAATCCTGTGGATCAAGCACGGAGGACGCAGCAATCTTGGCTTTTTCAAGTTGCTCCAAAAGCCCCTGAAGAGTCTCAGTAGAGGTATCCCGCAAATCCTCAAATGCACGGACATATTCGGGTGACCGGCGTAGCACATCGAAATCATGCTCCGTCAGAGCCTGCCCCTTTGATTTGATAGCCTCGGCAATAGATCGGTCGATTTTGGCAACCGTATCTGCATTCCCGTCATTTTCAGCCTGTATGCGGGCACGGCGCAGCCCCTCGATGTCCTCATTGTATTTGCGCTCGATTTCAAGGCGTTTGTCGGAGTAGGACTGGTACTGGTCCGTAAGTTCCTTGTACAGCCTGGATGTGGCTACTACGTATGTGGTCTCGTTTAGTTCTTCTGAGCGTTCAATCTCCGACCGCTGGCCGTCTGTGAGCCCATCGTCACCAAGACCGGTCATCCCGGCTTTGGCATTCTGCGTCTGCCAGTCGCTGCGCTGTTTATCTATGGCGTTCTTTCTCGCCTTGTATTCTTCCCTGATCTGGCGGAGTTTCTTCTGAAGTCCGTCTTCCATAGCTGCCACCTCGGCCTCGTCATTCTCCTGCTGGAGCGCGGTCAGTTCAAGACCGAGCTTGCGGCGCATCTCGACACGGCGCTCTTCCTCGCGCTGTTGTTGCTCCCGCTTCTTTTTAGCGGATTCAGCATCTTTGTCGGATCCGGGCTTGACCTTGTCGTATTCTTTCTTGGCGGTATCAACAGCTTCCTTGAGCGTCTTGGCTCGTTTCTCAAATTCCTCCTGCGTGAGACTGTTGGAACTATCCTTTATGAAGTCGTTGTATGCTTTCAGGGCATCTTCGTATTTCTTTTTAGCCGAAGCCGCCCAGTCGGCACTTGAATCTTCCGGCTTGTTACGCCGGTTCTGCTCGGAGCGCAACTTGTTGAGCTGGTATTGAAGCTCGTCGCGTGTATATGTGCCGTTGGTATTGACATTTCCGGTCACCTCGCCGTACTTCTTCTCCTGAAGGGTCATCTGCGCGAGAAGCTCCTCCCTGTATTTTATCTGCGCCTCAAGGGTATCGTTGCTGATTCCTGTGAGGTTCTCGAAGTATGCGTTGACCGCGTCCTTGCGAACCTGCCTCTGAAGGGTGTCACGCTTGTTACGCAGATTCGTTAGCTCGGTCTGCTGATCCCGACTCAGTCCTTCTCTCATTACAACGGTCACATACTCGAACTTTCCTTTCTCATAATTCCACCGCTGTTGCTGGCGCGTCTGACGGTTAGATATATTTAGAGCCTCCAGTTCGGCTATGCGTTTGTTTACCGCATCCAATTCGTTCTGAGGTTTCGTTATTGATTTCTGCCCATCGAGGGCGGCAATCTCTTCCTTGATCTTCTTTATGTTTTTGAGTTTCTCGTACTCAGTATCGTACTTGGCGAAGATGTCAGGGTATTTCATCTCAAGGCGGTTCAGTGCTTCGCGCCGGGTGTCGGTTGACACTGCCTCATCGCCGGCTATTGAACACAATTCCTCAATCTTGCGGCGGTGCTCTTCCTCTGCCTCAATAACTTTTTCCTTCTGCTTTTGGTACTCCTCTTCGGCTTCCTTGAGTCGCTCGGTCTCGGTCTTCATGGAAATAAGTGCTACGGCACACCCGGCGAGTAGGGTGGCTACAAGGACGTAGGGGTTGGAGAGCATGGTGGCATTGAGCATTTTCTGCGCCTTCTCCACAAGTAGCAGCCAGTTGTAGTGCAGTGCCTCGGCTGCGGTGGCCCACCCCTTCATGGCGGTCACTGTCATCAACGCAGTGCGATATACACCATAGGTGGCGACAACACCGAGCAATATACGACCGAAACGCTCATAATGTTCTATCATATACGACACACCGGAGAGTGTGCCGCTGATAATACCCTCTGACTGCTGCCCGATTTCGTTGAACATCATCTGCAGGGCGTCCTCGATGTTGGAAATCTGCCCTGAAATGGTCTTGGACTGTGCTTCCATAAGCCCTCCGAACTTGCCTCCTTCGTCCGTCAGGCTCTCGATGACTTTCTGCACTTCCGGGAAGCCGACCTTACCGGCCTCGACAAGTTCCTTTACCTTGCTCTCGGCAACTCCGAACTGCTTGGCAAGCTCCGAGATCATCGGTATGCCACGCCCGGTAAACTGGTTTAGATCCTGAGTGTACAGTCTTCCCTGCGCCATAGTGGTGCCGTAGAGATACACCAGGTCATTCAACGGTACAGACAGACCGGCAGCAATGTCGCCGAGCCTGACGAGAGTTTCGTTGACTTTCTCCGCCTCAAGTCCGTAAGCGAGAAGCTGCTTGGCTCCTCCTGCCACATCTTCAAGTCCGAATGGAGTCGTGGCTGCTGTCTTTATGAGCTGCTGCATCAGCGCGTCAGCCTTGGCCGCGCTGCCGAGCATGGTGCGGAAGGCAACCTCGAGCTGCTGAAACTCACCCCGCACCGATGCAATTTTCGACACAAGTTCCTTCATGGCGAATGCCCCGACAAGCCTCTTCACTGTCTTATCCATGGACGAGGTGGCTTTGTCAAGCTCTGCCATTTCCCTTTGCGCTTTCCTTGTTTCGGCTGTAAGCTCTGAAACGCCACCCCGGGCACTCCTGGCCCCCGGGGTGACGCGGTCGTTCAATATTATTTCGATTCTTACGGGCTGCATGCTATTTGTCGAGATGACTTCTGAAAAATCCCGCTACTTCTTCGGCCTCTTCCTCGATACTGGCATCGGAAACGGCCTTGGTGGCTTTGCGACTGACGTAGCGGGGCGCGTCGCTAAGCATCATTATAAGGGTTTGGTAATTCACTCCGGAGAGGATATATCTCACACTCCAGCCCGTGGCATCGGCTATCTGCCACACAAACCCGAAGAGGCTATGGGAGCCTTCGTACCCGGCTCTTAACTCCCCTTCCTTCTTTGGCTCGTCCTCGGCTTCATCGGGTTCGTCCGTTCCGCCGATCTGATAATAGGTATAAAAGGGTCGGTGCCCATAAGCGACACGAAACGACGCAAGGCTCCGAGCAGATGGTCGTTGCTCATCCAATGACGCACCGCCCACGCCATGGGACCCAAAAGCAGTCTGCGCTTGAGTTCGCCGCGGCATATCATCAGTGCGATCATTCGGGCTATCTTCGGGCCGTGCTCAACAAGGAACCGCATCTCCTGCTCTTTGGTGAATTCCCACATCTGCTGACTGGTGACACCCATCGAGAGGTAGGTTTTCGCTATCCTGATCTGTCCGTCAAGGCATGGCCGGCGCATGGTGACAAGAATCTCGACAGGCTTTTTCCTGAAAGGGAGGCGGAAGCTCTTCAGCGGCACGGACACTCCCGCGTCGAGAAGCGCGTCCGCCCCTTCCATTTCTATGTGCCGGATTGTGGCTTCGTCCATACCTTAGCCAGCGTTTTCGGAGATGTCGTTGATGGCATACGGCGCGCCACCGCCAGTCGGCTTCTGAACCTTGAGTTTGACGGCAATTTTGGCGGTTTCTGTAAGCGTCAGCTTGCCGGCGAGGTTGGCGAGAATCTTGCCGTTGTAAATCGTGATGCGTTGGCCGCTCACCAGATCAATGGTGCATTCGCCTGACTGGTCAATAAGGTCCGACGGGGCTTCCCATCCGGTGACGACTTCGCCGTTTTTTACGAGTTCGCCGCCCAGGGCCTTCTGGATGTTTTCGTAGTTGAGCTGTATAAGGTTGAAGGTCGGTTCTATACTTCCGTTCTTCTGTGCCAAAGAGAGCACCGGAGCATCGGGAACCTGCTCGGCTTCGATGTCGACGCTTTCAGGCTCCTTACCCCCGAAGTCGAACGAACCTTTCTCGATATAGCCCACCTCGAAGTCACCGATGGTGAGCTTGCCGATACCGTACATGAAGTTTTTATTCTTTGCCATATTTTCTGAAATTGAAGGTTGTTGTTATGAGTATTCCGCCGACAAGCCCCAGCACAAATATCAAGATAGGGTTGCCTAACGGCTCGGAACGTTTCTGACGCTCCTGCATGAGTTCGTTTTGCTTCTGCTCAAGGGCGTCGCGGGCGGTGTGATAGAGTGCCTCGTAATATTCCACCTGGCGTTGCAGGCTGTCGCATGTGCCGGTGATATAGATTATGCCGTCATGATGGGTGGCCTCTACATGCGCCCGGTCTTTGTTTTCACGGTAGGCCGCTCCCTCCGGCAGCTTAAGGAGGCTGTCCACGGATATCGCCATGTGCACCTGGCTCTCGGGCACCGTCTGTGTCGTTATCACTCTGGTCACTGCCGCTGTCGTGTCGCTCTTCGCGGAAGTCGAAGATGTCTGCTCCTGCTGAGTCTGCGTCTTTTGGGTTGTCGCGCAGCTTGAAAAGCACAGGGCAATAGTCAGCATGACGACAATCGGAAGCAGCCTCGACAGCCTTGCGTAACCGGGCCATTTCTCTCTTAGTAGAGGCCATCTCCTTTTTGGTGGCCTGCAGTTCTGTTCGTGTGGCATTTAGTTCATCTTTTAATGGTTTGACGATGTTCTCCACCAGAATCCGGGTCGCGTTCTCGGTATTGGTGATGCGCACAGTTTCGGCGTCTGCCTTTGCTTTCTCCGCATCAGCCTTTGCCTTCTCCGCATCGGCGTTGGCCTTGCGCACGGTTGCTTTCATGGTGGCCACTGCCACCATGAGCCCCACAAGGCCGGTGCCGAGAAGTATGTTGAGGATTTCGCTGGTGGACATCGTTGTGATTGGTTTACTGGGTTGTTACTGGTTTATACCGATTGACTTGAGCCATTTTTGAACGTCGAAGCTCGGACAGGCTTTGGCTGCGACCTCGTTGTGACCTATGATACGCACATCAGGGAAGCGGCGGTGAAAATCTTTCACATACTCCTCCATAGCCTTGCGCTGTGCCGGAGTCCGGGTGTCTTTGGGATTCATCGACCTGTCACAGCCGCCGGCATAGACGACATGACGGCTGACGGAGTTGTAGCCTTTGGCCCCATTGGTGATTTCCCACGGATCGACATTGGCGTCCTCGTTGTTATCTACAAGCCGCTCGACGGTGCCGTCAAGGTGGATGATGTCGGTATAGCCGACCTGCTTCCACCCCCTGCCGCCAGCCGACACCGGGCTAAGGTGCATCCGCCTGATGTCGGCGGCTGTCACCTCGCGCCCTTCGGGTGTCGCGGTACAGTGTAAAATGAGAAACTGGAGCTTTGCCATGTTATTTGGCGGTTTAGGGATTTTCAGAGGTCTTGTTGTTGGCAGCCTTGAGTTCAGCAGAGAACTTAGGAGCCGCGCGGAAGTCCAGAACTACGAGTTCTTCTCCGAAAGCGATGTTGGTATCTGCCATCATGAGCAACTTGAAGAAGTAAAGCTCCGAGGCATTGGCATACTTGTCGATCTGGATTACCTTTTCATCGTTCTGGAGGTTGACCGCGGCGAAGAAGTTGCCGTCGGCATCGGGAGAACAGAGCGTGGCGATGATGAGACCCTCCGGCCATGCGGATACGGTCTCGATGTCGATGCCCTTGTAGCGCATACGGTTTACATCGGTCTCGCTGGCGTTCTTGTTCTCGCGCGCAGTCAATTCGTCGTCATACGTGTCAAAGTCCTCGACGCTCATGAGGATACGGAGATTGGAATTTTTGCGCATCGCCTTGGGAATAGCCTTGCGCACGGCCTTGAGTCTGTCTATCATCGTCGTGGCTTTCGAACCGTCAACGAGGACATAATCCGGTGCTTTGGCAGCCTGTGTCAGAATGCCGTTCATGAGCTTGTTATCGTCCTTACCCTCGACATATTCGCCGTTGACATAGTGGTCGCCGAGCTCGAACTGCACCTGCTTGGACAGGGCGTCGAGAAGGGCGTTCTGCCCCTCGGGAGGGAGCTCACGGAAAACAAGGTCGCCGGTAGGCTGCCACTTGCGCCAGATGTGCTCGAACTGACGGGGATTGAAAACGGTGAAAGCCATGAAGTCGTGGGGTATGAGCTCCTGCTCCGACCAGTTGAAGTCGCCCTTGGAATCTTCAACTGTTGGATTCTCCTTGCGCTTCTGAAGCATCTTACCGGCCTTGAGGCGCGGGATACTTAGTTTCTTGCTTACACCTGGGATAACCATGATCAGCCCCTTCTCCACAAGCTCGTTGCCTGTGGCGGCGACGGTGAGAATTCTCTCAAGTACCTCGCCGTTGTAATTGGTGTTATCTACTACTATTGCCATGTCTGTATGGTTTTTGCTTTGTTATTTTTTGAGATTGGCGTGGATTTCCTCCATGCGGAGTTCCCACGGGCCTTTCTTGGGGAGGTCGTCGCCGGCGGGTTCGGTCTGAAGTGTGCCGCTGAGTTTCGGGGCCGGAGTGATGGCGTCGAGGGTAGCGTTGAGGGTTTCGATACCCACAGACTTGCCAAGGTCGAGGAAATGCTGCTTCTTCTCCGCCGGGATCTTTTTGGCGGCGATAGCCGCGTCTACGGCGGCTGTAACCTGTGATAGTTTGAGCTGCTCGTTTTCCCTGCGGATGTTCTCCACATCGTCGTTGGCGGTTTTGAGTTCCGCGAGTTTCGCGTTGACGGCCGCCTCGTCTGCCGTTTCCGGCAA